CGGTTTGGAAAAATCCCAGGAAAAACCGCCGTCCGGGGCCGGCCGTAGGCCTGGGCAGGCCATAGCGCCCACCAATCAACGCAAGAAAAGCCGTTCCGGCCCCAAAAAGACGCCCCCATTTATGGCGCGATGCCAAAGGGCGGCAAAACCAAGCTGACAGCCGAGACGCAGGAGAAGATCTGCCAGTACCTGCGCGCAGGTTGTTTCCGGCGGACGGCCGCGGCGCTGGTGCGTATCGACGAGGCCACGTTCTCGCGCTGGTATCAGACCGGCGCGCGAGAGCCTCGCGGACGGCTCCGCACGTTCTTCGAGGAGGTCAACCTGGCCGAGGCTCAGTTCGAGGCCGCCGGCCTGGCTCAGATGCGTATCGCGGCGCAGGCACACCCCAAGGCTTGGATGCTGCTGCTGTCCCGCCGGTTCCCGTCCAGGTGGGGGCGGCGCGACAACGTGATGGAGGCCGACACGGCTCCCGGTCAGGCCAACGTCGAGGAGCTGCGCGAGCTGCTGCTCTCTCGCCTCGAGCGCCTGGCGCAGCCGGCGCCCAAGGCCGACGCGGAGGCCGCGGCCGATGCGGAGTGAGTGGCGGGCCGTCATCGACCAGCTCGGGCCAGAGGAGTCCGTCGCCTCTCACATGTGCCGCACGGCTGGGACGCCGGCCAAGGTGCGCCGGCTGTTCGAGGGGCTGACGGATGACGAGGTGACGGCGCTCACCTACGACCTCGATTTCTGGGCGAGGCGACAGCAGATGCCGCCGGTCGGGGCGTGGAACTACTGCGTTGTGATGGCCGGCCGCGGCTTTGGCAAGACGTGGTGCGGCGCGCGGTGGGTCATCCAGAAGGCGCGCGAGGCCAAGGGCGCGGGGGCGCTTATCGGGCCGACCGCGGCCGACGTGCGGGACGTGATGATTAAGGGGCCGAGCGGCATCCTCGCCTTGAGCCCGCCGGACTTCCGCCCCGTCTACGAGCCAAGCAAGCGGCGGCTGACCTGGCCTAACGGCGTCTTCGCTATGGCCTACAGCGCGGACAAGCCGGACCGTCTGCGCGGGACTAACACTTATTTTACCTGGGGCGACGAGCCCCAAATCTGGCGCTACGACATGGCGGCGCTGGACCAAGTGCCGCTATTCAACCGCATTGGGACGGCTGAGTTTCCGCCCCAGGTGCTGCTCACCGGCACGCCTCGGCCGGTGCCCAAGCTGGCCGAGCTGGTGGCGCGGCCCGGGGTTGTCGTCATCACCGGCAGCAGCCTCGCCAACTCGGCCAACCTGGCGCCGTCCACGGTGGCCACGATGCAGGCAATGGCGGGCACGCGCTGGGGGCAGCAAGAGGTGCTTGGTCAGTTGCTGATGGACACGCCCGGCAGCCTGTTCGGCTCCGCGCGTTGGGGCCGCGTCGATGCGGAGCCGCTCGAGTACTCAAAGGGGCTAGACCGCCGCATCGTCTCCGTTGACCCGGCGCCGACGTCGGACCTCGGCGCGGACGAGACAGGCATCATCGTCCAAGGTGTGCGCCGCGGTGAGGACGGCCTCAAGCGGGTGTCCGTGCTGAAGGATGCAAGCTGCAAGGCCACGCCCAGAGAGTGGGCCACGGCCGCCGTCCACGAATACCTGGCGTGGAACTGTGACGCGCTGGTCGTGGAGATGAATACCGGCGGCGAGATGGTGACGACGCTGGTGGAGACAGTCGCCCAGGAGATGGGCGTCAGCGTCTACATCAAGCCTGTCCGCGCCAAAGAGCAGAAAAGCAAGCGGGCCGAGCCCGTGTCCGCACTCGCCGAGACGGGCCGCATCGAGTTCGTCGGTGAGCATCCGACGCTTGAAAAGCAACTGACGACATTCACGGGGCGCCCTGACAGGCGCGACGACCGCGTGGACGCCATGAACTGGGGCGTCCATGAGTTGGTATTCGCTGACCAGTTCTTCGCGGTGTTCTGAGGAGAGACGACATGGGCTGGTGGAACAACGTCAAGGATGCATTCGGTGGGAAGCAGCGGCCAGGCACGGGCCTCGAGGTGTCCCGCTGGGTGAGTGCGCCGCCGCGCCGCGGGGCGTCGGAGTTGCTCCGCGCCTACAAGGAAATGCCGTGGTTGCGGACGGTCGTGGACGTGGTGGCCGACAACGTGGCGAATGCACAGTGGCGCGTCTACCGCCGCGTCAATGCTGACGGCCGCCGGGACTTCACGCTACGGACTGCCAGCAAGGCCGCCCGCGCTGCGCGCATCCGCGCTCTGACGCAGTCCGGCGAGATGGTCGAGGTGCCAGACCATCCGTTGCTATCGCTACTGACTGACCCCAGCGACCACCTGTCGGGCAGGGCCGTCCTCAAGCTGTCTCAGGTGCATCTGGATTTGGTGGGCGAGGCCTTCTGGGTGCTCGACCGCGTGGCCGGCGTCATCGTCGGCGCGTGGCCGGTGCCGCCCAACGCCGTCATCGCACTGCCGGACCTCTCCGCGCCGAGGGAGGAGCGCGTCTATCAGGTGAACATCGGCGGCAAGGCGCGGAGGATTCCGGCCGCTGACGTGGTGGCGCTGCGGATGCTGGACCCTGACGACCCCCTGGGACGCGGCATCGGGCCGGCCTTTGCGCTCGGCGACGAGCTGGACGCGGACGAGTACGCGGCGCGCTACACGAAGAATTATTTCTTTAACAGCACTCTCCCGGCCGCCGTCGTGTCCATCGACGGGCTGAACGATGCCAACGCGGCGCCCGTGCGCGCGTTCAAGGAGAGCCTCGAGCGGGAACACAAGGGACCGGACCGCGCCGGAAAGCTGCTCGTTACGGGCGGCAAGACGACGTTCGCCCGGCTGGACACGTCTTTAAAGGACATGCAGTTCGTCGAGCTGCGGCGCTTCCTGATGGAGTTCGTGCGGATGACGTACCGCGTGCCGCCCGAGATTGTGGGCGACATCAGCAACAGCAACCGCGCTACGGCGTTCGCGGCGCGCGAACTGCTCGCCGAGCAGGCCGTGTTGCCGCGGCTCGAGTTCCTGCGGACGGAGCTCCAGGCGCGGCTGGCCCCCCAGTTCGGGCCGGACGTGGTGCTGGACTACGACTCGCCCGTCCCGGCAGACCGCGAGCATCAGCTCAAGGTGATGGTCTCTATGCCCGAGGCCTTCTCCTATGACGAATGGCGCGAGCTCGCGGGCCTGCGGCCTGACGCTGACCGGCAGGGATACCCGTTGCCGCTGCCTGGGCAGGTAGAGACGCAGCCGGCAGGCGAGACGCCAGCGCAGGAGCCCGAGGCTGCCAGCGGCGAGCCGTGGCAGCGCGAATCGGACCCAGGAGCGGCCGCGTGACTCTCAAGCCGTGTACCATCACAGCGGCGGCCGCTCATGTCTCCCGCGTGCATAGACACCATCGCCCCCCCCTGGCGGAGCGAGAGCGGCGTCAGCCTGCGCGCCAGTGGATGGACGCGCGAAACCGTGACGCCTGGTGGGAGTTGGGCGCGCCCGAGCAGGGCACGCACGGACAATCACCCTACATGCCCCAAGGTGCGCTGGAGTGCCGTAATCTAGCGACTGAGCCACAACCAAAACGCGCCCCCATTTAGGGCGCAGGATGCAGCGCCTAAAGACGTTCAACCTCGCCACCAAGGCAGCGACCGACTCCAAGTCCGGCACGCTGTATACGTTCCGTGCGAACGACGGCGAGGTGGACCGCTACCAGGACCGCGTGAGCGTCTCCGGCTGGAAGCTGGACGCCTACAACGCAAACCCCGTTGTGCTGTATCAGCACGACGAGGGCGCGGGCCTCGAGTCAGGCGCTCCCATCCTGCCTATCGGTAAGGGCCTCGCCTACGTGGACGGGGACGCGCTCATGGTCGACATCCAGTTCGACCAGGACGACGAGTTCGCGCGCAAGGTAGAGGCGAAGGTGGCGGGCGGATTCCTCAACGCGGTGTCCGTCCGCTACGTGATGCAGGACTTCAAGCAAAACGAACTGGGCGGGTATGACTCGCTCGCTCAGGAGTTGCTTGAAATCTCCGTCGTTGTGGTGCCTGGGAACCAGCGCGCCCTCCGCGTCAAAGGGCTCGAGGCCGACGCGGCCGCCGAGCGCATGGCCGACCTGGTGACGGCGCGGGTTTTGGCGGCGCTTGCGGCAAAGGATGCGAGCAAGGCTGCGGCAGACGTTCCGTCTGATGGTCTTCCATTGGATGTGGCGCCGGTAGACGCGGAGAAGGCAGCCGGCGCCGTCATTAAGTGCGGTTCGTGCGAGTGGCAGATGTCCGTGCCTGCATGCCCTGAGTGCGGCGGCGAGGTGACTGCGTGGGAGGCCGAGCCTTCCGAGCAACCTGCCCAGGAGACTTCGGCGGCCGAGGCGGCGGCGCCGGAAACATCGAAGCCCGCTGCAGAAACCCCCAACCTCGAGGAGCTGGCGCGAGAGCTGGCCGCCCTCACGCTGTCCCACTTGAAGGAGCAGGCATGAACCCGGAGCAGATGCAGGACGTGGCGAAGATGGTCGCGGCTGAGATTGTGGAGAAGTCCCGCGGCGAGCGACAGGCGCTGGTAACGAAGACGGAGGAGCCGGCGAAGTTCTCGGCCTTCAAGTCGGCGGCCACCTTCGGTGCGTACCTCAAGGCCGTGGGCAACAACCGCGGCGGCGGCCGGGACGAGCTGGCGAAGAACGCGGCCCGCTTCGGCGGCGTGGACATGGCGAAGGCGGTGCAGGAGTCGGTGTTCGACTCGGCCGGCGCCCTGGTGCCCATCCAGTACGCCTCCGACGTCATCGAGTTTTTGCGCCCGGTGTCGATTCTCGACAAGCTTGGCGTCCAGATGGTGCCGTTCAAGTACCAGCTCGAGATTCCCAAGCAGCTGACCGGCGCCTCGCTGACGTGGATTGGTGAGGGCGACACGACTGCCGAGACTAAGCCCACCTTCGGTAAGGTCATTCTGCGCGCCAAGAAGGGCATGGCGCTCATCAACCTGTCGAACGACCTCATCCGTAACCCCGCCGTCGGTGACGCATTCATCGGCGAGGAGGCGCGGACGGCCATGGCGCACGGCGTGGACGCGGCGGCCATCAACGGCACGGGCCTCAACAACCAGCCGACCGGCCTGCTGGCCCAGGTCAACGCCTCGAACATTTTCGTTCGCTCGGGCACCAGCGTTGCCAACTACATCGACGACATCGACCAGGCTGTGGAGCTGGTTCTGGCGTCTGATGTGTCCATCACCTCGCCGTCGTGGCTGATGTCCCCGGACAAGGCCTCGAAGCTGATGGGCCTGCGTGACGCGGCCGGGTGGGTGTTCCGCGACGAGATGCTCGGCGCGAAGACGCTCCGCGGCATGCCCTTCGTGGTTTCCACGCGCATCCCCAACAGCAAGCTGGTGTTCGGCGATTTCCGGCACTTCCTGTATGGCGTGGACGAGGACGTGAACGTCAGCCTGCACCCGGACGCTCGGGCCGCGTATGACGAGACTGTCATCCGCGCCATCGTCCGCGTGGACTTCAAGCTGCGGCACGACAAGGCCTTCTCCGTCATCTCCGACTCTTAATCTCCGTCTCCCCCACGGAGTCGCTGCCGGTGTCCGGTCGACCGGCGCCGGCAGCGTTTTTGTTGTTGGAGGTAGTGCATGCCCGCGAGCGTCATTGACCTCTGCCTGTCTTCCACCGTCGCGGGCGACCTCGGCGTGTCGGATGATGCCCAGGTGCAGCGCGCCGTGACGGCGGCGTCCCGAGCCATTGCGCGCTACTGCGGGAGGCCGTTTGAGCGCGCCACGGTGACGGAGTACCCGGCCGGCTACGGGCGCCCGCTGCTGCTGTTGGACCGCGCCCCCATCATCAGCATTGCCAGCGTGACAGAGGGCGGCGCGGCGGTGGACGCTGCTGGGCTTGAGTCGCTGGGTGCAATGGCGGAGGCCGGCCTGGTGCTTCGGCGCGGCGGCGTGTGGCTGGATACGGGCGCTTACACGGGCCGAATCACCTACGGCCCTGCTGAGAACGTCGGGCGCTCGGACGGCATCGTCGTCACCTATACGGCCGGCTATGTGACGCCGGGGCAGAAGGCGCTCAACGCTGCGCTTGCGGTGACGCTGCCCGAGGACGTGCAAGAGGCGGCGTTGCTGGTCGCCGCTGGCATGCTTCGGCGCCGCGCCATTGACCCAAACGTGGCGAGCGAGGGGCTCGGAGACTGGTCTATCTCTTACCGGGCCGCCCTGCCCTCGCTGGTGATGCCAGAGGTTGAGTCCGTCCTGGCCCCCTATCGCTCTTTGCGGGTGTCCTGATGAGCTCACCCGCGCACCTGTTCCGGCAGACCATCACGGTGGCCGAGCTGACCGGCCGGGACGCCTACGGAAAGCCGGTGATGGGGCCGGCCGTTGCGGCGCGGGCGCGCATCCAGCCACTGCAGAAGCTCATCCGTGACGCCAAGGGGCAGGAAGTGCAGGCCACGCATGTCGTCTACACGGATGCAGCCTTGACGCTGAATTCCCGCGTCTGGTTTCCCGGCGAGCCCGCGGGAGACTTCAACCGCGCTCGGCGCCCGCTCTCTATCGGCTTCTACGTGGACGGCGCGGGCCTGACGCAATACCGGAAGGTCTGGTTCTAACCATGGTGCGAGACGTGGCCGCGGATCTGGCGCTGGTGCTCGAGGCTGCAGACATAGGCCTTGCGCGCCCGCCGACCGTGCCGCGTAACCTGTTCCTGGGCTCGCTGCCGGAGGATGACGACTTCACGGTCCCAGATGTGGCCGTGGCCATTCTTTCCACGGGCGGCAGCAACGCGGAGCCATACATCGGCTCGCGCAGCGTCTACATGCGCGCGACCTGCCAGGTGCTGGTGCGTGGCCCGCGCGAGGACCACGCAACGGGCCAGTCGCTGGCGTTCGGCGTTCACTCGGCCCTGACTCTGCCGGCCCTGTCGCCCTACGTTTTCGTGAAGGTGCGCGAGTCCGCGCCCTTCCGGCTCCCGACTGACGGCGCAGACCGTCCGCTGTGGAGCCTCAACGTCGAGGCGCAGTATTCGTCAGACACCTCCAGTGCGCCGTCCGTCGTGGCTGGTGGGCTTGCGGTCGGCGGTAGCGCGGCCTCGAGCGCCTTTGAGGCGCTGTGCTTGGCCACGGACGTCCCTGGTGCGCTGGTGACGGTTGGCGCTACGGACTCAAGCGGGACTCCAGTGGTGACGACGGCAAACCCGTCCAGTTCGGCCGGCGTGCCGGTGCTGGGGCTACTGGTCAGCAAGCCGGCGGACACCGTGGCCATGGTGCAGCGGTCGGGCATCTGCAACCTGTCCTCTCTGGGCCTTCCGCCGTTGGTGCCTGGGCGCCTTGTGTTTGTTGGACTCAACGGGCGCCCGACGACGACGGCGCCAACGGCAGCGGCCTCGCTATCCGGCGTGGCATTTGTCCAGGTGGTGGGCGTGGCCTTGGGGCCTGCACTGCTGGAGTTGACGCCCTCGCCCCATCTGGTGCGCCTTGGTTAGCTTTCGGACGGAGAAGATTGGATTCGCGGCCTACCTCGTCCACAGCGGCGTGCTGCTGTCGGCCGTTCACGTCAAGACGCGCAACCGCGCGGCTTTTGAGTTTGCGCTGGCGCCAGAGGAGGCGGACGCGCTCGAGCTGGAGTTCACGCGCTCGGAGTTTTTCCGGTACTTCGAGTCGTTTCGGCACCTACGCGACCGGACGCTAAGGGGACACAATGGCAAACAAGGCTAAGGCAAAGACGGCAGCGAAGACGGCGGACAAGGGCGCGGCGAAGCCGGGGGCGGTAAAGAGCAAGGGCAAGGCCAAGGCGCCCGAGCCGGTGCGCGTGCTGGCGCTGACGACAGAGGAGCGTCTACACCTGAGGCTCTACGAGTCCGAGACGGTGCGATGGGCTGCAGAGTCCCACGTCCGAGGCCAGCAGCGGGACGCCTATCTCCGCAAGGTTGACCCCGAGGGCAAGCTGGGTAAAATGACGAACGAGGCTCGTGCCGTCGCGCAGAAATCGGCCGATGCCCAAAAGCAGTATCAAGCCACCGTCAAGGCAGTTGAAGACCGCCTCGGAATCGTCCTCAAGGACTATTCCTTCGACGACGTGACGGGCGCACTCCACAAGCAGTCCTAAGACGACAAAGCGGCAACCGCCCGGGGTTGGCTCGGGCGGCCTCTTACCCATCGGGTGTTTCAATGGCTATTCGCAAGTTTATTTTCTTTAACGGCACTGAGGGCTACAGCCAGGAGCAGGCCACGAACGACGAGCTTTCGCTTGGTAAGGTGACTCTCTCGGGCGTGTCGGGCGTCTCGCTGGATGTGGGCGGCGGGGACATCGCCAACCTTGGCGCGCCTACCGGCGCGAACAGCGCGGCCCGCAAGGCCTACGTGGACAGCGGTCTCGCGACCGAGGCTGCGGCTCGTGCTGCGGACGTTGCGACTGTGACTGCGGCCATCACGGCCGAGGCCACCGCTCGCGCCAACGCGGACACTACCCTGCAGGGCAACATCACCGCGGAGGCGAGCGCGCGCACTTCGGCGGACGCCGCGCTTCAGGCAGAGATTGACGCGGAGGAGATTGCTCGGGCCGGCGCCGTCACCACGCTGACCTCGAGCCTGAGTGCGGAGCAGGCGGCGCGCATTGCGGCGGATACGGCCCTGCAGTCCGGCCTGTCTGCGGAGGCCACGGCTCGCACTAATGCGGACACTGCGCTCCAAGCGGAAATCGACGCGGAGGAGGTCGCTCGCGCCGCCGCGGTCACCACGCTGACAAATAACCTGAGCGCAGAGCAGGCGGCCCGTATCGCGGCTGACAACCTCCTTGCGACTAACTACGCGGCGGCGGACTCGGCTCTGTCCGCCTCGCTGACCTCTGCGTATCAGGCCGCGGACGCTCAGGTCGTGTCCCAGATGCAGGCCTATGCAGACAGCCTGCAGGCCGGGTTCTCCATCAAGGCTCCGGTGATGGCCATTGCGACCGGGAACATCACCCTGTCGGGGGCGCAGACCGTCGACGGCGTGTCCCTGGTTGCGGGAAACCGGGTGCTGGTGGCTGGCCAGACCAGCGGCGCTGACAACGGCATTTATGTCGTGGCCAGCGGCGCGTGGGCGCGGTCTGCCGATGCCGACAGTTCGTCCGAGGTGAAGGACGGAATGAGCGTGTTCGTGGAGCAGGGCACGACGTACGGCGATTCGACGTGGGTGCTCGTCACGAATAACGCCATCGCACTGGGCTCTACCGCCCTGACGTTCGTGCAGTTCTCTGGTCTCGGCCAGATTACGGCGGGCGCCGGTCTCTCCAAGACCGGGAACGAGCTCAGCGTGAACGTGGGCAATGGCCTGGCCATTGTCGCCGATAGCGTCAAGGTTTCGCTCTCCGAGGTCTCGGGCCTTGAGTTTCACGCGAATGGCGGACTCGAAATCAAGTCAAACCCAACCAAGGGCATTTTCGTCGACAACGACGGAATCTATCTTGGCGTCAAGCAGCCTTTCGAGTTCAATGACAACCAGCTGGACCTGCGGCTGGCCTCGGCTGACCGACTGGCCGTGGCCAACGGCAACCTCGATGTGACGGGCCTGCCGCTGCAATTTAAAATCAACGGCGCGGCAGCCAGCACGTCCGTTACTGCGTCCGCACTGACCGCGCTCACCGGAAACGGTGGTGGCGACAACTACCACTGGCACGCCAAGCTCCGCAGCTACCTCCTCGCCAGTGAGTCCATCGCTAACGTTGGCACGGCGGTCTACGTTTCCGGCTCTGGCACGGTCGGATCCGCGTCCTGCAGCACAGCGGCCACGGCGCGCGTCATCGGTCTGGCCATTGGATCGGCCACGACCGGCGGCGCCGTGACCTACGTGATGCACGGCGTGCACCAGTTCTCGGGCAGGACGTTCGCGCCTGGGACGGCGTACTACCTCGGAGCCAACGGGCTGCCGGTGGAATACAGCGCGCTCGGCTCGGGCGACCGCGTGGTCCGCGTCGGTTACGGCGTCACGGGCGACACGATGCAGGTCGCGATTCAGGACATCGGCCAGAAGGCCTAGCCTGCCAAATGCCGTGACTCGGGGCGCCCTGGCAACGGGGCGCCCCTTGCTTTTCGCGCCATGCCTAAAACGCGCCCCCATTTAGGTTGGGATGACCGAGGGCAGTGTCCAGATTGAAGGGCTAGAGCATCTGCGAAAGCGGCTTGTTGAGCTGTCGCCGCAGGTGCTGTCTGCCTGTGGTCCGACGCTGCGGGCCGAGGCATCAGAAATACTCTCCTCGTCCTCGGCTGGTGTCCCTACGGCATCAGGAGAGTTGTCCGGAAGCGGATTTGTCAGCAATGCGGAGCTGTCTAGCGACGGCCGCAGTGTGACTGTCACTGTCGGCTACGACGCCGAGCACGCGGCTTTCGCGCATGAGGGATTCTTCGGATTCCCTGGCGTCGAGGGCAAGTTCGGGCGAACTGGCGAACCGCCCAAGTTTCTCGAGCGAGCGACAGACGGGCGAGGCAACGCACTCGCAAAGAAGGTTGGCGCCGCAATGATTAAGGCGCTGCGGCGTCTTGGACAGAGGTAACAGGAGCGACAGACATGGCCATTGCAGCGCATCTCTCGAAAATCTACGTTAAGTCCACCTCGGCTACGGCTCTTAGCTCGGACGAGGTGAAGGGGCTTAACGACTTTTCAGCGTCCTCTTCCAAGACGATTCTGGACGTGACTGATTTCAAGGACTCGGCCGGCGTCAAGTTGAAGCTGGCGGGCCTCGAGGATGGCTCCTTCAGCCTGTCCGGTGACCTGGAGAGCGCGGACGCGCCCCAGGCGCTTATCCGCTCAAGCTTTGACACGGGCGCAACCATCTACCTGACTGTGCAGTGGGACCCGTCCGCCTCCGCCGGAAGCAAGGGCTATAGCTATCCCTGTATCGTGGAGAGCTACGAGGTGAAGGGCGGCGTCGACGGCAAGGCCGAGTTCTCCGCGTCGCTGCAGCTGAACGGCGCCAAGTCGGCGGTCTAGCCATGGCCATTGCCGCCTATGCAGCCTCGGTGAAGGTGGCCGGGACGGCCGTGGCCATGTTTGGCGAGGCCCTGTCTCTGGTGTCGGGCCAGACGTACCGCGTCACCAGTTCGGCGCGGCGCGTGCTCGACCCATCCTCGGCCGTCACGGTTTTTGATAGCGGCGTCCCGGTCCCATCCCTCGACAGGGCGGTGGATCATCTATTTGGCCTTGTGACGTTTGCTGCCGGCTACACGGTGACGGGGCCTGTGACCCTCTCGGGCTCTTACCTCCCATTCATGCCCGTGGCAGAGGTGCGCGAGTTCAGCGTTTCCGTCCAGGGCACGCTGGCCGACTCCACCACGCTGGGCGCGGCCGGCGTGGCGCTTAAGACGCAGACGCTCAAGGACTACACGGCCAGCATCACTGCGCTTCAGTCCGCGCTCGCGGACAACGACAGCGGCGGCGGGACTGTCACCATAGCCGGCCTCCATGCCGCTGGGTTGCCGGTGCTGTTGGAGGTGGGGCTCGGTGGGTACCTGTTCCGCGGTTGGGCTCTGGTGGAGTCCTTTGAGGAAAAGGGCTCTGGCGAGGGCCTCGTCGAGTTGTCTGTTTCTCTTACCGGCACGGCGCGAACCTCTACGTTTGGTGAGCCCGTGTCCTTCGGATGGGGCGCATAATGTCGAAGAAGAATGCGCGCGGCGTGCTCCTGGGCACGACCGCGTTCCGAAAACAGGCGTTGAAGCTGGAGACCTCCGACGGGCCGCTCGACGTGGAACTCCGTCAGCCCTCCGTGGCAGGCCGCTCCTCGGTGCTGAAGGCCGCGGGCGTGAGCGGTGACGGGAAGGGAGCCATCGACCTGGGGCGGCTGCAGGTGGCCGCGGTGCTCGCCTGCGCGTACGACGCGGAGACGGGAAACAAGCTGTTCGAGCCTGCCGACGAGGCCGCGCTCCTCGAGCTCCCGGCGGGCGGCTGGTTCGACTCGCTGGCGGAGGCAGCCCTCGCTCTCATCAACGTAGACCAGGAGGACGCCCGCAAAAGCAGCCGCGGCACCTGAGACGGACCTCCTCTTCTACCTCGCGCACACGCTCGGGGGGATGACGGCGGGCGAGCTCGCGGCCCGGATGAGTGTGGACGAGTTCCACGTGTGGGCCGCGTGGCTCGAGCAGAAAGCAACGCGCGAGCGGAAAGAGATGGAGAAGGCCCGCGCGCAGTCGAAGACGAAACGGAGGTGACGGCACATGGCGCTGAAAGTCGGAGACCTGTACGTCAGCCTCACCGCGAACACGCAGAAACTTCAGGCGCAGCTCAACGGCGCGGCGAAGAAGATTGAGGCGTTCGGTCGCAGCCTGAAGGGGCTCGGCAAGGATGCCGGCGACATGGCGAACATGGTCGTCGCGGCAATGGGCGCAGCCGTCGCCGCGGCCTCCTCGAAGGACGCCGCCGTCAAGAAGCACGTCGACGACCTGAAGAACGCATCGCTCGCGCTCGCGGTGGAGATTGGACGCATCGCGCTCCCCATCCTGCAAAGCATGGCGGACTTCGTGGCGCGCGTGGTGGCCGTGTTTCGGCAGATGACACCGGAGCAGCGAGCGATGGCGACCAACTTCCTCCAGGGAGCCGCGGCCGTGTCCGCCGTCGCGATGGCGGCAGTGAAGCTCGAGCCCGCCTTCAAGCTCGCGGCGGCGGCGGTGCGTCTCCTCGGAGCGTCCTTCGGTGGGCTTACCGTGGGTCTCCTCCCGGCGCTCGTAGCCGTGGCCGCGCTCATTGGGCTCGCCGGCCTAATGCGGTCCGCCTGGGAGGACAACCTCGGCGGCATCCAGGAGAAGGCGGCGGAGGTCTGGGGGTGGCTGACCACGAACGGACCGAAGACCGGGAATGTCCTCGTCGACGCAGTGAAGGGAATCAGCAGCGCTTACCGAAAGGCCTTTGAGTGGATTCTCAAGGGCTGGGCGACGGTGATGCGCGCTCAGATTGACGTTGCCACCAAGGTCGCAAAGTTCTTCAAGCTCGACAACGTCTTCGACGTTGACGGTGCCGCTGAGTTCGCGAAAACGGCAGTCGCCTGGGTCGAGCAACTTCCAACGGACTCCGGGATTGAGTCGCTAAAGCAAGACGCGCTCGACCAGCTCGGGCAGATGAATCGCGGCGTCAAGCTCCTCGGAGGCGATTTTCAGAAGCAACTCGAGAAGATTTTCGGGGGCCTGCCTGGCGCCGCGAAAATCGGTCAGATGAAAGACCTGACCGACAAAGCGGAGAAGGTTCAGGCCGACTTTGGCCGGCTACGCGCGGACAAGCTCGACGCCTCGTTCGTCGCGCTCCGGGGGCGGGGCGGAAATCTCCGCGACTCTCTCGAGATGGCCGGCGCGCTCAACGTGCCCAAGGAGCTCGAGCAGTTCAACGGCGAGGCGCTCTCATCGTTGAAGGGCATCGAGGACGTCCGCGACTTCCTCCACAAGTTGGGCGCGAAGTCGGGCGAGACGGAGAAGTACCTCGCCGCGTGGGAGAGATGGAACGAGGAGCAGAAGAAGAACGCCGCGCACGTTGACCGACTGCGCGAGGACCGAGTGCCTCAGGCCGCGGAGCAGTTCCTCGGGGGCGGGACTCTCGGGCAGGCGGCGCGGCTGGCGGGTATCACGACCGGTATCCCGCCCGAGTTCGAGCAGTTCTCCGGCGGTATGCTCCGGACGGCGTCGGATTTCGAGGATCTCCGAGACCGTCTCGCGCAAGTGCGGGAGAAGAATCCGCTCATCGACCAGTTCATCGACAAGCTCCAGGCGGTGCAGGAGGCCGCCGGAAAGCAGGCGAAGGAGCTCGAGGAGGCTCGAAAGCAGGCCGTCTCGGGGTTCCAGGACCAGATCATCAGCTCGCTGGGCAAGGTTGGCGGCATTGTCCAAGCGGCAACCGGCCCGCTCGCGCAGGCGCTCGGCCCCATCGGCGCTGTGGTGGCGGTTGCGTTCGAGCTCCTGCAGGGCTCGGAGGGTTTCAAGCGCCTCATGGCTGCCGTCGACGGCATCATCCAAGGGCTCGCGGACGCGCTCGGGCAACTGCTCGACCCGGTGTCGATGGTCGTCAATGCGATTCGTCCCATCGTGTCCTCCCTCAACGGGCTCGTGGGCGCGGTGCTCCCGGTGCTGAATGCGGTCCTCGAGCCGCTGCTCCCGGTGTTCGTGTTCCTCGGGGCGCTGCTCAAGTCGCTGACGCCAGTAATTGAGTTCGTCGCGTTTGTGCTCAACGTGGCGCTCGCGCCCGTCATGTGGATTCTCAGCGCCGCGCTGAAGGGCCTCGCTGCGGTGTTCCAGGTCGTCGCCGTCGTGGTGCTCAACATCGTCATCGCCGTTGGCGACGTGTGGAACGGCATCATCTCCGCGGTGCAAGGCATCCTTGGCTTCCTCGGGAACATTGAAATCGCCGGATTGAAGCCCTTCGCATTCTTGAACGACTGGTCCGCGGGCCTTGAGGGCGCGAAGGCGGCGACGGATACCTACCGCGCGCAGCTCGCCGAGGTCTCCTCAATGACCTGGGATTCGTCGATGGAGACCGCGAAGTCTTTCAACAACGCGGGCGCGGCCGCGGACACGCTCGCCGCCGGGATGACGAACGCCGCGAGCGGATTCAAGGTGGACCTCGCCCGCTTCAACGCGACGAACGTGGGCGCCGGTCCGGGCTCGCCGGCTGACCTGGGCGTGGGCTCGAACGCGCTCGTGGGCGACACGTACGTCACCATCGTGAGCAACGACCCGGAGCGAATCTGGGAGGACATGGAGAACGTGCGCCGGCGGAAAAACTTCCAGAGAGGACGCGGGCCGCTCGGCGGGCTACCCGCGTTCGGGAGCTAAGGCATGCCCGCGCTCGTCATCAACGGGATTACCGTCCCGGTCGGGGCAGAGTCCCTGACTCGCAGCGTCGAGGAGGTGGGCGAGCGGACGCGCGCGTTCGACGGGACCGCCGTCCTAAATCGTCGGTGGCAAAAGCGCGTGCTCGAGTTGGAAATCCCCGTGGCGTCCCAGGTTGACCAGCTCGCGTGGATGGCGCTCCTCCGCGGCGAGGGGCACGTGTGGAGTTTCAATTCCAACCTCTACAGCGCCAAGGGGCTGCCGGTCAGCAACGCGAGCGCATCCGTGGGAAACACGTCCCCGGTTTCAAGGTTCGGCGGCGGGCGTCTCGCGGGCGGCGGTATCTCCACCGGGCTCGCGACAAAAATGGGGCCGGCCTGGACAGTGACGCTGTGGCTGTGGAGCGGCTCGGCGTGGAATCACTACGCCGTAAACTCGCTCGGCCAGAAGTGGCTGAACGGCTCGCGCAACGACGCGACGGCGACCGGATTCCTTTCCGTCTCCGCGACGGGCGACGTGACGCTGACGACGAACTTCTACGACGACGTCCTCGCGCTCCCCGCGGTTATGCCCATGGCGTGGCCTCCGCTGCTCTATGCGACGAATCGCGCGTTCCCCCCTCTGCCGCGTCTCGAGGGCTACGGGGACGTGTTTCCGGGCAGCTCCGCGAGCGCGCCGGTACTGCTCCGGGGCGAGGTGTCGTCGATGTCCTACGCGCCCGCGTGGATTAACGGCACCTGGACGCCGATGGCGGGCTCCCTGTCGGTGACTCTTAGGGAGGAGTAGATGCGAACGCTTTCGGCGGCGGAGTCGGTGAGGGTGGCGAGCGGCGGGCATGCGCCCGTCGTCCGCGTCTCGCTCGAGGACGTCGGCGGAGTGTTTCGCGACGTCGACTCCTACTACGGCGACCAGCGTTTCCTTGTGGGCGTGTCGATTTCGGAGGGCGTGGACGACCAGGGGCCGACCGCGACCATCACGCTCCGGCGTCAGATTTTCGAGCACTCCCTCTCGCCGCTGATGCTGTCGTCGGGCACGGCCCGCGGCTACGTCCCGAGCGCGACGCCCTCTCCCCCTGTGGCGCTTTACCGGCGCGTGCGTGTCGAGTGGTACATCGCCGCGGCGGACGAGCTCACGTCCTCTCCAATGTTCACCGAGTGGTTCGTCGGGCGCATCGACACGATTTCGCTCTCGGGCGAAAACGTAGAACTGTCCTGCCGGGACGCGAACGTGGCCGTCCTCTCGGATTCATTCTTCGAGCGCGAGCGGCTGTACGGGCTGACGCCGGGCGGGTACGTCGTGCAGAGGGGCTGCGTCATTTGGGCGCCCGGCGAGACGCAGGCCGTCAACGACCTCTGCGTCCCGTCCACGTTGAACGGCTTCCTGTACCGCGCCACGTCCATCTCGACGGGCGTCACCGGGACGAGCGAGCCCAACTGGCCGACGACGGTGGGCGCGACCGTCGTTGACGGCGGCGTGACGTGGACGTGCGGCGTGGTGACGGCGACGGATGGCGTCAGCCTTGAGAACGTGCTCCAGCAGATGATCAACGACTCGCCGGTCTCGTTGACGCTCTACGCCCCGGACGCGAGCGGGTTTCTGCTGAATCCCTGGAAGCAAGAGCGCGAGCCAATCCTCGAGGCAATGCGGAGCCTCTCCCAGCTCATCGGATGGGACGTTCGACCGCGCTACGACTCCGGGGACACGTACCGATTTCAGCTTTACAAGCCCGACCGGGTCGCGACGGTGCCGGTGCGAACGTTCTCCCCGAGCTCATACGTGGACGTGGGCTCGCTCTCGCTCAACATCGAGGACATTCGGAACGTCGTCCGCGTCGTGTACTCCGACTCGGCGGACCTCGGGAGCGACGGCAAGACGCCCAGGCGGAAGACTTCGACGGCGACGGACGCGGCGAGCGTCACGGCGTACGGGCGCCGCTACATGGAAATTGCCGAGGAGGCGACCTCGCCTATCGACACGGCGGCGGAGGCGTCCGCGCTCGTGGCTGCGGCGCTCGCGGACCTCTCGACTCCCTACGCGGACCTCGAGGTGGAGGCGTTCTTCTTCCCCTGGGCTCAGGTGGGAGACCTCTACAGGTTCGCCGCGAACGACGTCCACTTCGACTCGGACCAGGATCTCGCCGTGGTCAGCGTGAGCCACGAGGCGCAGCTCGGCGGCGACGGAGAGCAGACGTTCCGCACGTCGCTCCAGTGCCGCGGCAAGCCCTCCGGCGGGCGGGACAGGTGGCTCCAGTGGGACAGCCGTCCAGGCGTCGCGCCGTCGCACTCGCTCCAGGACACGATGGGCGGCGGGACGCTCACCGTCGCGGGCGCGCTCGACGTAGTGGGCGGGGCGCGGCTAAAGCTGACGGAGAAGCTCGCGCGAAACCCGAAGTTTGACGGATACGAGATTCACCTCTCGAAGACGAGCGGATTCACTCCGAGCGCGGCGACGCTCGCTACGGTGTCGAAGGCAGACACCATCGAGGTCGGAAACCTCGAGCCGGGGACGACGTACTACGCACGCGCCATTCCTCGGCAACTGAACGCCGGACGCATTGTGCAGGGGCAACCGACGGCACAGGTGTCCTTCGTGCCCGGCTATGCGTCGCCGCGGACGCTCCAGCCCGGCGTGGACTACGGCGCGCTGCCGGCGAACGGGGGCTTTGAGGCGTGGACGGCCGGAACGAGCGTGCCCCCTGACGCCTGGACGGTGCGGGCGGGGACGTGGGGCACCAACGCGAGCCGCTACACGAACCCGACGTCGGGCTTCGGCGCGGGAGGCGCGGGCACGTATTCCGTGCAGTTCGGCACGACGGCTTGCACGCTTGAGAGTCAGACGTTCGCCACGAGTCCCGGTGACAGGTTCCGCCTCGCCGTGCGGTCGATGTTCTACTGGGTGAGTCCCACGCCGTCCGCGAGCAGCGTTCGCGCTTCGGTTGAGTGGCTGAATGCGACGGGGACTCTGCTGTCGACGTCGGCTTTCAACCTGGGAGCGACGCAGGGACAGGAGTTCGTGACCAACTCGACCGAGCTCACGCCTCCCACGGGGGCCGCGTTCGGGCGCGTGGTGTGTGGGCGCTTTGCGACGACGGCGGCGAGCGAGCTTTTTGTCCTGTCAGATGTGAAAATAGAGAGGCTCATTGACCCCGGCACGGGGCGAGTCGGCACGGGGGCTATCGCAGACGGCGCGGTCACGTCCGCCAAGCTCGACACGAGCGTCGGCACGACGGGCAACCTGGGGGCGGGCATACAGGCGCCGACCGCGCGCCTCCACGTGTCCACGACCACGGCGAACGACGGTGTCTTTCTCGCCGGCGCGTCTTCGTTGTGGTCTCGCTTTATCGCGAACATGGGGGCAGGGGCTTACAACAACATCATCGCCGCATCCGACCGAGCAATCGTATACGGCGGATCCGCTTCCGGTTCTCCCGGTGGCGGGTTTTCAATCGCTCCGTGGGCGACGGGGCCTAGCGGCCTGCGCCTCGACTCCGCGGGCAACGTGGGCGTGGGGACGTCTTCGCCGCTGAGTGCCGTGGGCTTCTCCGCGCTGACGGTGCAGAACACTGCGGCGGGCGGCGGTGGCATCGTCGAGGCTAAGGACAGTGCGACGTCGCTCCGGATGCAGACGTCCGGCGGCGGGTTCGGCGACGTTGGCACCTACACGAACCACTCGCTCAGGTTCATTGCGAACAGTGCCGAGCGGGCTCGCGTCACCACGACATCACTCCTGCCCGGTGCTGATAACACGTACACGCTCGGCGCGACCGGCGTGCGGTGGTCACAGGTATGGGCGGCGAACGCGACGATTCAGACCTCCGACGAGCGCCAGAAGGCAGACGTGGCCGACAGTGACCTTGGGCTCGCTTTCGTCGAGGCGCTCCGCCCCGTGCGGTATCGCTGGAAGGTTGGACAGAACGTCATCGAGCGTCGCCCCGACGGCGAGGACGAGAAAGGGAACCCGCGGTTTCGTGAGATGCTCGTTCCCCAGGCCGGGCGGCGCCCGCACTACGGGTTTCTCGCGCAACAGGTCGAGCAGGCCATGGGCGAGCGCGACTTCGCGGGATTCATTTTCGACCCGACCGAGGACGTCTACGGCCTCCGTTACGAAGAGTTCATCGCGCCCTTGGTAAAAGCCGTTCAGGAGCTTTCGGCGCGCGTGCGCGAGCTCGAGCAGCAACTGGCCGGAACCAAGGACGTGACCGAATAGGCCACGGCGGAGTCAGTGCCCCCAATTGGGAGGCAGAACACCCAAGCAAGGACGCTCCCTGTGAAGCCCCCGCCTCTCGACTCGTTTGTCACCTACCGCGCCGCCGTCGCCTGGCTGTCCGGCGCCATTGCGGCGTTGGTGTTTGGTGCCATCAGCGTCGGGAACAGCATTGTGTCGCGCGCGGAGAGTGCGGCGGCGGCGCAGGTGTCAGCGGCTACGGCGACGGCTAACACGGCCCTGCGTATTGCAGAGGAGACGGCGGCGCGGGTGGACGGCCGGCTGGACCGCATCGAATCCAAGGTCGACCAGCTTTTGCTCCGGGGGCGCTAGTGGAGCTCCTGCAGCGCATCAGCACGTCCCTGCTCTATCCGCCGCTGGTAGAGCGGTTGGCTGCTGTTCTCGCGGACTGCAGTCGCGAGGGCGCTGACTATTGGGCCACCTGTGGCGTGCGCACGGCCCGTGAGCAGTTGTCCCTGTACGAGCAGGGCCGCACGCGCGCCGGACACATCGTTACCCACAGCAAGCCCTGGCAAAGCTCCCACCAGTATGGCCTGGCTGTGGATTTCGCCCGCGACGCTGACGCCTCGAGGACGGGCCTGCAGCCGTCATGGAAGGCCGCGGACTACGACATTCTCGGCCGCGTAGCAGTGCGCCACGGGCTGGTGTGGGGCGGGCACTTCCAGTTTCGGGACGCGCCCCACGTCCAGTGGCCCGGCTACGTCACTGGCAAAGAGCTCGAGCCACTCTGGTCCATAGCTATCTCCCAGCCGTACAGCAGTCCCGACCTCTATCTGCGGCGCGTTTGGGAGGCGGTCGCCGCGAAAGACGCCCTGAAATGAACGCACTCACCGTTGCGGCAGTCGCCTCCGTGTCCTCTTTCCTCGCCGCTGCCACTGGCCATCTGCGGCTTTCTCTGGCGGCCTCACTGTCCATGCCCGTCCTGCTGCTGGGGCAGGCCCAGGCGCCTAACCCGGAGGACGTCGGCGGGCTTGTGGCCTCGCTGGCCGAGGCCGTGGCCTCGAAAAACTGGGCGCTCGTCGCGGCTCTGGGTGTTGTGGCCGTCGTCCACCTCGTCCGGCGCTTCGGCGCGGGCCGCCTGCCATGGGTTGCGACGGACAGGGGCGGCGCGGCCCTCGTTCTGGTGACGTCGGTGGCCGGCGCAATTGCCACGGCCCTGGTGGGCGGCGCGCCGTTCGGCCTCGCGCTGGTGATGCAGGCGCTTTCCGTCGCCGTCAGCGCGGCGGGCGGGTTTTCTTTGGTGAAGAAGCTCGCGGCGGCACCTAAGGCGCCCGCCCCTGCGCCTGACGCGCCCGTGGCCTCGCCGATGGACATCGTCAACGGTCCCGGCGCGGCGCCGTGAGGGCCGGCGCGGCCGTCCTGGCGGCCTTGGTGGCGGTTTCTGCGGCCGCAGAGGTGCCGCCGGCCGCGGATGCGCCTCGTATGTGGCGCGTCGAGGGCGGCTACATGATGAACGAGGCCGGGTACACGCGGCTCGCGGAGGAGGCGGCACGGCTGCAGCTCGCGGAACGGGCGCTCACGGCGCGCGTCGCCGAGCTGGAGGCCCAGCCGGTCGGCGTGGCCGCCCCGCTGGCTGTGGTGGCGGCGCTGTCCTTGGTGGCCGGGCTGGTGGCTGGCGTGTACGTCGGCGCCAGCCTGCCGCGCTAGTTTGGGCCACTCACCCGGAAAGCTGCTGCAGGCCTGCGCACTGTCGCCAGCAGCACACTTAGTTAAGCCGGCCAGCAGAGACGACGACGGGCGCCCCGCGCACATCTAGGCCGGCCCGCTGGAGGCGCTCCAGGTGCCCCATCAGGCGGGCCAGCTCGTCCGGGTCGTCGGCTATTGCCAGGAGGCGCATCCGCATTGTGGACGCCGTGGGGCGGCGAATGCACGCCGCTACCCTGTCGGCGGCCAGTAGCAGCGCGGAGAGATGTCCTAGCGTCGTCATGACTCGTCACCTGGAAGCGGAAGACTGCGGATCTCCTCGGCTACCACCTCGAGCACCTCGAGCAGCAACGCGGCGCCCGTAACCGCACCGAAAAGCGGGCGCGGATAAAAGCGCGTCTCGCACAGGCGGGCCGCGGCCTCGCGCATGGCTGCTGCGCCAGCCCTCACGGCCGACCGCTGCTCTTCTGGATGGTGACTCGGCTCGCTCACAGTGGCCGGCACTGTAGTGGAACTGCGCGCGGCGCGCTGATGCAGCGACGCCTAATCAATGACCCTCCACGCTCCGCAATGCCCCGCGAGCGCGTCTGCCTTCGTGCAGATTTTGTCCACGTATCCGGGGTGAAACGTGACGACGTCGAGCGACTTTCCTGCCGTCACGGCCTTCGCTACGCGCCCCGCGCCCGCGTTGTAGGAGGCGACCATTGCTCGGTCGAGATCCGCGCCCGCGAGGCCGGGGCACTTCTGTTTCAGCGTGGCGCGGCCACTCAGGAGCAGCTTGCACGCTTGGTCAAAGATGCGAGCGGGCTCCTTCCACGCGCCCGACTTGCAGAAGTCGAAGTGGGCCTCGTAGTCGAACTGGAGCAGTCCACAGCCCCATCCGGTGCTTGTGGGAACCCACGCATCCATGGGGCCTGCGATTTTTCGCGCCTTGATTCCGTCCGCAAGGCGGCGGCGCTCCACGCCGGGAAGCGGGAACGCCTTCATGCGGGCGTCACGCTCGGGCGTGCAGGGCCGCGCAATATAGTCCCCGGAGCCAGCAGGACCAGGCGGCTTGAGCGCAAGCCCGTAGTTGCTCTCCGCGAAGCAGATTCCAAGCAGCAGAAAGGGCGACATCTTGTGCGGAGCGCACGCCTTTTCCGCAACGTCCACGAGGTACTCGGTTCCCTTCGGCAGCGGCGTCGCAAGAAACAGGCTCATGCCTGCGCCTCCCGGCGGACGGCCTGTTCCGCTAGCCCGAGACGGCGGGCGACAGAGCGCGGCGTAAATCCCTCGGCCAGCAGCACGCGGGCGCGTTTCAGTTTTGCGGCTCGCTCGGCTTCGCGCAGCGCGGCGGCCTCCTGTTGCGCGGCGCGGCGCTCGAGTTCGTCTGGCGTGGACCTCACGACTCCACCTCTCGGCGCTCGCGCACGTCCACGCGCGTCCGTGTCGTCAGCCCGCCGGCCTGGCGCACGGCCTCGAGCGTCTGCGTGGACAGGGCCTTGAGCGTCACCTTCTCGCCGCGCGCCTTCGCGGCCTCGGCCACCATTCGGACGGCACGGTCCACGCTTTTCTTGCTCGCCTCAAGATCCACCGCAGCGTGCGCCACCTCCGGGCCGTACAGTTTCCCCAGGACGGCATGGACGACGGCGCCGTCCAGTTCGTCCCGGCTGGTTTCCGCCGGTGCCAGGACGAGCCCGTTACCCAGCGGGATAGGCGCCTCGAGCGCATAGGCGCGCAAACCCTCTTCCACCCTGTCGCACACCTCGCGCACGGCCTTGACGTGCAGCCATGCCGCGGCCGCCGTCTCCGGTGTCAGCGTGGCCGGGGCCTCCACGCTGGCGCAGGCGAGGGCAGCCTTGGCGGGGCAGCTGCTGAACGCGGGGCAGTACCGGCACCACGGCCCCTCCACGATGGCGCCCGTCCCTGCCTCGGCGGTGCGGGCCAGCTCGCGCAGCTGCTCTCCCACCATGGCGAGCTCAAGCGCGTCCAGCGTGGCCCACTGCGTCCAGGTGGTGCCGTCCTCGCGGATGTGCAGATGGGCGACCTCGGCGCTTTCCGCGCCGTAGGCGAGGCAGGCGGCATAGGCCAAGAACCGCAGCTGGCCAGACTCAGCCGGCGGCGGCAGCCATCCGCGCCCCGTTTTGACGTCGGCCACGAAGACGGCCGAGCCGTCCGGTGACAGGGCCACCAGGTCGGCGGTCCCGTAGGCCTCGCCCTCCTGCATCGGGTAGCCACGGGACAGGTTCCGCCCCACCTCCCGAGCGGCGCCGCTGGTGATGTTCCAGGCGAACGCCACCTCTGAGGCCCAGCTAGCGCCGTCACCCAGCGGCAAGGCCTCTAGGTCCAGGGCGGCGCAGATGCTGGCGGCGCGCTCGTCCGTGCAGGCCGAAAGCGCGGCGTCCCGACCCACGGCAGCCACCGTCTCGAGGAACGTGTGCACCTGCCGGCCCGTTTCCGCGTGAGGGCTGCTCTCGCGCTGCACTTGAGGCAGCGACATTGAGCCCGGACAACGAATTGCCCGCGTCAGCCCGCTCGCCGTAGGCAGTCGGCCCATTACGCGGCCCTCCCAGCGAGTGCTCGCTTGCGAGCGGCGAAAGCAGCGCGGACCTCGGCGTCCCGGGCCACACCCAAAGCCGTCACGTGCGGCGCCAGGGCAACCAGCGCGGCGTCTGAGTCGGCCTCGCTGATGAGCACAAGGGCCTTTTCTTGAGGCGTCAGCGCTGGCGGCCCGTCATGAGAGTCCGCCTTCTGAGGCTCCCATCCGAGGGACTGCGTCAGCCTCTCGCGCGCCTCGGCGGCGGGCGCCGGCACGACCTCGGCGTCTACGGTGCGCGGCGCTGGCGGCGCCTGCGTCTTAGGCGGCGGCGGGGCCACCGTCCGCGACTCCACCGCGGGCGGCGCTGCGACTGCCGACGCAGCCCCCACCTCGTCCGGCTCATAGACGCCTTGTAAAACGTCCGGGTAGACGGCCCGCGCAAGCGCGAGGCTGCAACGGGCGCGCAGCATGGCGGACGGGAATCGCTTCCAGTTGTCAGCCACCAGCCCGGCCTGCCGCGCCTGGTCGATGGTGAACGTCATCCGCGTGGGCTCGGGCTCTCCCTCGCGAAGCGTCTCGTAGGTGGCGGCCTTGTCGTCTGAGGACACCAGGCGGAAGTGCCGACAGGCGCTGTTGCGCTTCACCAGCCCCACGGCGAGGTCCGCGGACATAACAGCCCGCCCCTTGACCACGTGCAGGCCCCTGACGGACTGCATGGGGCTCAGGCCCAGCTCGTGCCCGGTGATGAGCGTAATCAGCACGTCCGCCGGCTTTCCCCTCAACCCGTCCGGCAGCAGCGCGGACTGCGCCAGCCGCGCCGCGAGCTGCTCGGCCTCGGCCATCGTCGTCGGCAGGTACGGGTCAACCTTCACAATGCCGTTCATGCGACCTCCCTGGTGCGGACTGCGGACTCCGGCACCAGCCGGTCGCCCACAACGAACACGCGCTGACCGACGAACGGCGCCACCTCGGCATCCACCAGCGCGTCCCATCGCTCCTGAGACACGCCCTCGGGCGCCTCGGGCCAGAACTGCCCAGGCGCGCGAGCACGGGGCGCGCCGCCCCACGACGCCACGCGCATTAGGTGGCGAACCGCGAACCAATGTGCCGCCTCTGCTTCCCTAGTCCTCATGTCGTCTCCCTGTGAGCAGCCTGCCTGCCGGCTGCGTGCGTCATGTTTTACGTTTCGTTGTACGCTGTCAAGTTTCTCGCACAACGCGACGCACAACACACATCGCACAGAGGGCTGACATTCTACGGACACTGACGTTCCGTTCAGTGGTTCAGGACCGTTGCTGGGTGTATCGGTGGGCCTATGCCCGAAGACAGCTACTGGAAGGCGCCGCCACGCAAACGGGTATTGCTCACCACACGGCAACCCGAGGACGTGCGAGCCGGTCTGGAGACGGTGAAGGAGCTGTGGCGGCTGCGCGCGGAGCTGGATGGCGACGACGTAGACGCCATCGACCTGACCTACGTGGTCGAGCGCCTGCTGCGCGTGGGCATTGATGGCGCGTGGGGCCAGGCGCTACATGCGGCCGGTCTCGAGCGCATACCTAGCACGCCCGAGGAGTGGCAACAGCTCCGCAAGGGACTGAGCGCTAAGGCCAAGCGTCGCCCCACGCACAAGTAAAAGCACGGCCCAATGGACAGCCGTGCGCGCCGCGCACTGTCTGACAGGCGACTCCGCGCTAGCTCAGAGCTACCCCCCCCCCCCCGGCAAGACGTATGCCACGCATGCGCGTCAGGGGTGCGCGATAGAAGGAGCCTGCATGGACGGCGTGACGGGGGCATTGCAGAGGCTGATGGAGGCGGTGGAGCGGCTCGAGCGCATGCACGCGCGGCCGGGACTGCCTGCAGTGCTGACGGTGTTAGCGGCGGCCGAGCAGTTGTCCGTGTCGGAGCGGACGATGCGGTCCCTCCTGGACTCCGGCGAGGTGGAGTCCGTCCGCATCGGCGGGCGGCGCATGGTGCCGCGCACCGAGATTGAACGCCTGGCGCAGCCGGTGTCGCTGGAGTCGGCGCGTAAAGAGCGTTCGGCGCGGCGCGTGCCCCGCGGGCGCGGGCTGGACGTCTCGAGCGAGCTGGAGGAGCTGGCCGCCGTCAAGCGCAGCCGAGCGCGCGGCTAAGTCTTCTTGCCCTCCACCACGCGCAGCACGGGGACGGCCTTTTTCGGCAGCGCAATTTGCGCGTAGTGCCGGCGCGTAGTGTCCACGTTGAGGTGCCCCACGAAGACGCTGGCATGTTCGAGGTCCGCGCCGGCCTCGAGCGCGTTGGACACGACGGAGTGGCGTAGGTGCCAGTTTAAGAACCTCTCCACGCCGGCCAGCTCGCAGGCCTTAGTGGTGTGGCGGTTGAGCGTGAGCTGGTTCGGAATGCGCCCGCGCGCCTGGATGCGTTTGGCTGCCGCTAGGTGTTCCTCGTAGAGAATGGGCGTGTTCGTGTCGCCGCCGACCTTGTGCTTCACCCGAAGCACTGCGAGCAGCGGCACCCGCTCGGCGCCGCCTTCGGTCATCAGCAGGATGGTTTTTCCCGGCGTCTCGTAGATGCGGCCGGACTTGGCGAAACGCTCCACCTCGCTGCCGTGCCAGCCCGTGCCCAGGCGCAGGACCATGACGTCCCGGCTCTCCACTGGCAGGTGCGGGAGAATGGCGCGGATGCGCTCGGGTTCCACCGCTACCTGCTTCCAGTCCTTCGTGGCTCGACGGGGCGGAGCCTTGAGGTCGAGCGTAATGTCCTCGGACCGGGTGATGAGGTACTTCACCGTTCGCAGCCATGCAGCGAAGGAGCGCAGGGCCTGTATCCTCATCATCAGGTCCCGTTTACCGTCCAGGTGCGCGGCGACCTCGGACAACGGCACCTGCCGGATGTCCCGCCCGCGGTAGAAGACGAGCCACTCCCGCAGCCGCGTGAAGTGCTTGTCCGCATGCTCGGCCGAGGCAGGGTTGTAGGGCCGCTGAACCATCCAATCCGTGTAGTCGGTGACGAGCGCAGCGGTAATGGTGACGACGCTCCGCGGCTTGGTGGCCGCCGTCTTTCTCATGGGGCGGTAGTTGGCCGGGTCCGCCTCAAACAGCGCCAGGGCCTCGAGGGCCGCCCTCTCGGTCCGGCATTTAGTGCTGACGTGGTAGCGCACGCCGTCCAGGTGCCGCTCGATGACGTAGGTCGGCCCCTTCTTTCCCGTGCGGACGTATCCGCCAAGCCACTTTTTCGTCTTCAAAGTTGACAACCTCCCGACAGTTACACGAAAATGCGAGTCATCCTATGGACCTTCACTCTACTGAAGGGCTTCGGGAAAGAGGCTGCAGTGAGTCCTCCTTCCGAGCCCTTAGCTGTGAGCTGCCGACTGACGGGCTGCAGATTCCTGCAGGTTCCGGCAACCTGCTCCCCCAACAACTCCACGAAACGAACGCCTCCCGAAATCGGGCGGAGGACCGTTCCGGCCTGAGCAGTGCCGCCCTTGTGGCCGTCGACCTGCCGACCAAGCGTCGGGAGGCCCTGCGCTGGGTGGTGCTGTATCCCGGCCGCAGCGCGCGGGAGCTCGAGCGCGCGTCCGGCCTGCGGAAAATCAACGCCCGCCTCAGTGAGCTCGAGGCCCAGGGCGTGGTTGAGGGCCGCGGCTACACCACTTGCAGCGTCACCGGACACACGGCGACGGCGTGGAGGCCCACGGGACTGCCGCCGCGCCCTCTGGTGCGAAGGCCCACCACGCTGCAGCGGCTGCGAGCCTCAGAGAATGAGGTGCAACAGCTACGTGGCGAGGTGGAGCGGTTGCGGGCTGCCCTGGCGTCCGCGCAGCGCGGTCAGCCTGGGCTTTTCGAGGTGGAGCGGTGAGCCCGCCAGTGGCCGAGGTTCAGGGCCTTAACTGGACCGGGCTGGCCGTGGTTGCGCTCGAGGTGGTCGCGATTCTGGTCACCCTGTGGCTAGACGCGCGCCGCCGCCGCATGCCTCCGCGCGTTTACTGGCACGGGCGGCATGGGCTGGCGGACTGCGTGGAGCACTCCGCGTCCCGCGTGACGCTGCTCGAGATGCCGGACGGTTCCACGCTGGAGGTCCGGCGGTGACGGTCCTCGGCCCCTACTACGGCCAGCACGCGCGCCGGAGCGAGCTGGACTCCGATGCGGACATCGAGATGGACGCCTTGCAGGCCTGCGCGGACCGCCGGCTGCGGCTGCTGCGGGAGGTATTCGACTACCTCTCCCCGTGCAGTGCGCCTGAGTGCGACTGCGTCGGCCGGCGCGTGCTCGCGGAACTAGAGGCGTCTCATGGGCACTGAGACCGCAGCGGGCACGCTCGCCTCGCACCTGCCCGGCGACTACCAGGAGAACATTGCCGCTGTGGTGCGGCTTCGCGGCGAGCGAGTCCTGAAGCTGCGCGCGGCAGGCCTGAACGCCCGCGCCATCCACGAGGCTACCGGCTGGACGTACCGACAGCAGAGGTGGGCGGTGAAGGCCATCCAACTTGAGAAGGGAGGGCGGTAGCCATGCCCTACGTGCAGGTGGAGCTGGACGCGCTGAAGGTGTGTCCGGACGTGGCCCGCGTCACCGGCCTGTCTGACCTCGTGGTGACGGGCGGGCTGGTCCGCATGTGGGCCTACTGCTGGGAGGCCAAGACGGAAACGCTGCGCCCCCTGCAGCTCGCGGCCCTCTTCGGCTGCCGGGATGCCGCCATGCTGGCCGAATCGCTGGAGGCCTTCGGCTTCCTCGAGGCCATGGACGGCGGCTACCGGGTGAAGGGCGCCCAGCGCTACCTGCGCCTGGACGACGGACGGTCCAAGGGAGGCAAGGCAGCGGCAGGAAACCTCATCCCCGGCGCCCGCCAGAAGGCCAGGAAGCAGGCCGCGGAGTTCTCGGCTGCAGCCGAGAGCCAGCCGAGAGCCAGCCGAGAAGCAGCCGAGAGAAGTTCTCGGCTGTCCTCGGCTCTTACACCGAACACCGAGCACCAAACACCGAAACTACCTAAACCCCCTACCCCCAAAGCGCAGACTCCACACAGCACGCCACTCGTGGAGCGCGTGGTGGAGGTTTTCGAGGCTGAGAGGGGGGCTAAGTACTCGCCAACCTTCGCCGACGAGCACGCAGGGCGCGCCCTCCTGGGCAAAGCGAGCGAAGACGAGGTGCTGCGCCGCTGGGCCATAGGGCTGCGGGCTCGGTACCCGGCCTGCAACGGCCTGCCGGACCTCCTGCGGAACTGGAACGCCTACGCCACGGAGGCCGCAAACGGCCCGCCAAGCGGCGCGAAGGCCGTGTCGCTGGTGCGGACCTTTGGTGCCGAGAAATGCGCTCAGGAGGGCTGCGAGAGGCCTTATGGGCGAGATTCCTACGGCGTCCCCATGTGCGAGGAGCACGCGGCGGAATCTGACCGGCACTGGCGGGGTGTGGCTCAGTGAGTGCGTGCAGGTCATGCCGGGTGGCGCTGCCGGCTGGTTCAGCCGCGGCCTACTGCCGTTCCTGCGCGTCAAAGGCCGGGTGGAGTTCGCTCAAAACGCCGCAGGTTGTCAGCTACTGCGAGCTGTGTGGACGCGCCCACGTCGGACACTGGGAGTGCATCCAACGCGCCGAGCGGTCCGCCGAGGATGTGCGGCTGTGGCTCTACGAGGGGACGGAGCCATGAGCGACAAGCACGTGGTGGCGGCGCTTCAGCGCAGCGTGGCTGACCTAGAGTTGCGACTGCTCGAGATGGCCCGCGAGCGGGACGAAGCCTACGACGACCGGCGCCGGGCGCGTGCGGAGCGCGATCTGGTGCGTTCGGCCTGGGAGGGCGCGGAGGCTTCGCTGGTCGCCGAATGCGAGCACTCCGAGCGGCTGCGCCGCGAGGCAGCAGAGCGGCACGACGAGCTGCGAGCAGAAATCGAGGACCTCCGCTCCTGCCTGGCGGCGATGCGGGAAACCAGCCGCGCGACGATGCGGGTCATTGCAGAGGGCCAGCGGGAGGTGTGCGCGCTGCATCTCTGTCCCAAGGTGCCGCATTCGGCCTGCAGCGATTTTCACTGCGAGGCCGGGGTAGTGCGCGACACGCCGCTGGTGACGGAGGGCGAGTTATGAGGGCCAGCAGCGGACATTGCCGCCTGGTCCTCGAGGCCCGCGGCCTGTTAGTGGCGGTCTATGTCTCGGCCGCCTCTGAGTCGCGGCCCGGCTGGCATTGGTGGCTTTCGTTTGACGAGTCCGCGGCCGCCATCGACGGCGCGGCATACGGGACCGAGGCCACTTGGGCACAGGCCTACCGCGCCGCGTGGCGGGCGGCCTGTCGGGTTAAGCGGCGGAAAGGGGCGCGGCCATGACGCCCGTGGAACTCGACGCCTGGCGCGTGGCCGCCTCCCGTCTGCTGTGCCTGCGGCACGTCGCGGAGAACGTGCCGGACGCCACCGAGGACGAGGTAGAGGCCGTGGTGATGTTTCAGCGCTGCGACCTCTGCGAGTCGCTGGTGGTGGCTCGCTGGACGCCTAGCAGGCAGCGGGCGGCAGAAGCCCAGGAGGACCCGCCGTGAGCCGCGCCGTGCGTCCAACAACGACGCCGTGCCCGTCGTGCGGCGCCCTCGTCCGCACGCTCGAGCCGGTGCCCCGAGAGCATCCGCCCGCCGCGTGTGTCGTCTGCACTCGTCCCCTTCCCTACCAGGGCCGCGGGCGCCCTCGGCGCTGGTGTCCTGAGTGCCGCCGCATCCGCAGCCGTTTCCGCATCTCTGACTCGGAGTTCGACCTGTGAAGTCCAAGCCCTATTGCCCCACCTGTAACCGACGCCTTCACAAGCTGACGGCGAAGCCGGCGCGCTGCCTCGTCTGCAAGAAGCCCGTTGTCGGCCTCGGCTTCGGGCGGCCGCGCAAGCTGCACCCGGAGTGCCGCAACGTGCGCCGCAAGGTGTACCGCCGCAAGGCGCGGGGCGCGGAGGTGGCACCGTGATTCTGACCGACGCGGACCATCTGCGTGAGGCGCTTGAGCTGGTGCGCCAAGAGCGAGACATAGCGCGGGCGGCGGTGCTGCCCGTCGTAGAGCAGGCCGACCGGCTTGAGCGCGAGCGCAACTACTGGCGGGCGCTGGCAACGACAGCGGCCGAGCGACAGCGCCAGGCCTGCGCGGACTACATGGCGGAGGAGCGCTGGTACACAACTCTCGCGTGCCTGTCGGCGCCGCTGGTTACGGACAGGAAGGGCGAGCCGTGACGGAGGCGGTCCGAAAGAGGCTCGAGCGCGCTGCCCTGGCAGCGCACGCGGCCAAAGAGGAGCGCGTTACGGTTGCGACCGGGGCGCTGGTGGAGCTGCTCGCCGCGGTGCAGGACGTAGCCGTCATCCGTCGACTGTGCGGCCTTGCGGCCACGTGGGTCGGCGTCGAGCCGGTGTCCGACATTGGCGCGCGTTCGGTAGGTGTGCTGCGGCGGCAGCTGTGGGACGTCCGAAAGGGGCGGCTGTGAGGCTCTCCCTGCCCTACCCGCCGAGCGTGAATCGCATTTGGAGGGTCTTTCGGAATCGCATCATCAAGTCAGCCGAGGGGCGGGCCTACTCGGCGCGCGTCCAGACGACTGTGGCGCTGCTGGGTTTGCGTCCGCTGGACGGGCCGGTGTCCGTGACGGTGGCCGCCTACCGGCCAGCGCGCCGCGGCGACTTGGACAACGTGCTGAAGGCTGGGCTGGACGCCCTCAACGGCGTTGCCTGGGGCGACGACTCCCAGGTGGTCGAGCTGCACGCGGTCCGGTTTGACGACAAGGCAAGCCCGCGCCTGGAGGTGACGGTGTGCGCGGCCGGCGAGGTTACGCGGTGCCCGGCGTGCGGCGGTGTGGCGCGGCCGTGACCACTCGCTCCCTGGCCAGCCTATGCGCCGCCCGTATCCGCGAGCTGCGCGCGGCTGGCAGGGACGCACGCGCCGAGGAAGGGCGGCTGTTGCTGCTGCTCGAGCCGTGGCTACGGCGCGAGGCAGGCAAGTTCCGCAATGCAGCCGGGACGGTCCAGTGGGACGACCTCATCCAAGAAGCATCCTTGCGGGCGCTGCGGGTGTGCGACGGCTACCGGCTGGAGGCTGGCGACTTCAACGTGGTCGCCTTCCGCCCGGTGCGGCGGGCGCTGCGGGACTATGTGGGCGCGCACGGGCTGGACGTTCGGCCCAGCTACCATGCCAGGCGTGGCAGGGGCCGACCCAAGGTGGGGCGGTGCGAGGTGGTGCAGGTAGATGGCGAGGCGTCGGGCGGCACTGAGTGGGCGCACCCGGAGGCTCTGCTCGCCGAGGGGCTGGAGCTGCGCCAGGTACGGCGGGCAGTGCGTGGGCTAACGCTTCATCATCGGCAGCTAATCGAGGCGGCGTTCGGGCTGGCCGGTGCGCGGCAGACGTCAGCTCGAGGGATGGCGCAAGAGATGGGAATCGGGCGGCGCCAAGTGGACGCGCAACTGCGCGAGGCGCTCGAGGCGCTGCGGCTGGTGCTGGTGCGGAAGGGGCGGCGGACGCCGTGGAAAACAAACAACGAAAGGTCACAAACATGAGTGAGACACTTAGGCTGGAGCATCTCCTGCTGTCCGCGCTGACTCCGGCGCAGCGCAACCCAAAGAATCACGCCCTGCCCGCGCTGCGGGACTCCATCGGGCGCTTTGGCTACGTGGAGCCCATCGTGCTGGACGAACGCACCGGGCGCCTCGTCGCGGGCCACGGGCGGGCCAAGGCGCTGTCGCTGATGAAGGCCAAGGGCGGCAAGCCCCTGGCTGGCGTGGCCGAGAAGGACGGCGAGTGGCTGGTTCCAGTGATGCGCGGGTGGGCCAGCCGCAGCGACCAGGAGGCCGAGGCTTACCTGCTGGCGTCCAACCAGTTGACGGTGGCGGGCGGGTGGGACGAGGGGCCGCTGGCTGAGTTGGTGAGGGAGTTGGCCGACGCGCAGGCGTTGGAGGGCACCGGCTTTGACGCCGAGGCGCTGGAGAAGCTGCTGGGCGAGGCGGCGGGCACCAATGGCAACACCGACCCGGACGAGGTGCCCGAAGAGCGTCCCACCGATATCAAGCTGGGGGACATGTTCCGCCTGGGCGACCACCTGCTGATGTGTGGGGACTCCACCAAGGCCGAGGACGTGGACCGCCTTATGGGTGGGGCGCTGGCAGACATCTGCTGGACGGATCCGCCGTGGAATGTGAACTACACCGGGAAGACGAAGGCCAAGCTGAAGATTGCCAATGACAACCTCGGCAGCGCCTTCCCGGCGTTTTGCACAGACTTCTCCGAGCAGATTGTCCGCGTGCTGAAGCCGGGAGGTCTTGTTTACCTCGCCATGAGCACGTCCGAGTGGGCCGTCATCGACACCACACTGAAGGCTTCCGGTCTCAAGTGGAGCACCACCATCATCTGGGCTAAGGACTCGCTTGTCCTGTCGCGCAAGGACTACCATCCACAATACGAGCCGCTCTGGTACGGATGGAAGGACGGTGCCGCGCGCCTCTGCCCGCTCGAGGACCGCACGCAGTCGGACCTCTGGAGCATCCCAAGGCCGAAGCGCAGCGAGGAGCACCCAACCATGAAGCCGGTGGAGCTGGTGGCACGCGCGCTCGCCAACAGCAGCAAGCCGGGGGCGCTGTGCTTCGAGCCTTTCTCGGGTAGCGGCACCACGTTGCTGGCGTGCGAGAAGATGGGCCGCGCCTGTCGTGCCATCGAGCTGGGGCCAAAGTACGTTCAGGTCGCTATCGACAGGTGGGAGGCCTTCACCGGCCGCAAGGCAGAGAAGGTCCAGGACAGTGCCACGCCTGCAAACTGACAGGCCCGGGGCGTGCGCGGCCTGCGGCGGGCCTATCGAGCGCGGCGAGGTCATCGAATATCAGCTAGCGGTGGGGGCGCGGCACCTGACGTGTGTGGACCGGCCCGCGGCCCTGCGGCGCAACCGATACCGGACGGCGTGCGGGCTGTGTGGCCTGGTGCTGCGCCCTGGCGAGGGGCTGTTGTCAGTGGCCGAAACGGCCGCCCAAAGCACCTACGAGCGCGAGTGGCGGGCCGTCTGCGCTGACGCAGGGGCCTGTGACGCGCGGATCCGGGGCGGGTAGGAGGGGCGCCGCGGCGGCAACAGGCCCCCCCCACCCAAGAGTTCCGCAGGGTTGGCCAAATTTGTACTG